TTGGACCGGAGTATCAGTTTACCGAAAACCATTAAGTCCAATGTTGTATGTTGAAGACCAAGGACTTCTTAACTCATTAGAAGGTTATTTTAATGATAATTGGAAAGAAGGATTTAAAGAATGGTTTGTTGAAACTTTCAAGATACCTGTTAACACAATAGATTATTACTTATGATAGATATAAATCAAAGAAAATCATTACAAAAACTACTCAATAGTGATATTATAAAAAACATATATCCTGTTATTGGAAATATAGATGTTCATTATTTTGAAAGTGAAAGTAGTATTACAAGTGATTGGTTAATTTTAGACATTTATTTGAATGACCCTGAAGTAAATAGAGATAATTATTGGGATAAATTTCAATTAGACCAATATTATTTAATTGACCATCATATTAGAAAATTATTACCTTATATTGGTATTAATAACGACAATACTGGTTTTAGGTACAGAATGTATGATACTGACTTTAATATAATTGAACGAAATGATAAATAACAATATAAGATTCCTTAAATATCTTATTGTTTGGGTAGGTTCCAATTTGGCAGTTCCATTTTGGGTTGTTGGTCACGTTCATCTAACAATGAATCTATATAAAGACATTTATGAAATTATTGCATCTTGTGGAATGAATATTTTAGTTATGGTTGCGTTTTGGTTAGAATGGAAAAAACATAAAAAAGAGAATAACTAATTACAATTTAAGAAATAATTATACATTTATAAAAAAACACAAAACTATGGCAAATTTAACCCAAGACGAAAAGGCAAGATTGTATAATGATATGATAATGAGATATCAAAGAATGCAAGAAGAAGTGAGACAAATTAAGGCGGAGAATTTTGAAGTTTCCGACTCGGACCAAGAAAAAATAAATTTAATTGAATCTAAAATGAAAAGACTTTTCAATGATTCTCAAAAATTATATTAAAAGATAACCTCTCCAACAAGGAGTTATTTTATTTTAATTTTAAACTTACGAAGTAACGATATATTTATCATTATATTTATAGATATGGGAACTAAAAGATTTACAATTACAGAATCAGAAATTAAATCCATCAAAAAACTTTACATGATGGAACAATCTGAAGAAAAAGAAGATAGAAAATTCTGCCATGGTGGAAATGTTAGGTCATTAGACGAGATTATGGGAGATGACGACGCGGAAGATTATATTGAGGGAGTGTCAATTAGGAAAAACGGTATTAATGGTTTAGTTGATAGATTAGAACTATTGAAAACACTTAGATTGCATCCAAAAGTTTCTGATGGTGGTGAACATCTGGCATCAGAAATCATGAACCATCTTAAATCATTCAAACCTTACAACTATTTTGACGAAACAAAAAAAGAATGTAATAAAGCGATGGATAAAATTATTGAACTTTATAAAGAAAATGAGCATGGGGAGGAATTAGTTAAAGACATTGAAAAGGTTTATTTAATGAATCATGTGTCCCCGCGGGCAAAAGAATTCTTAAAACACGGGATTTCAATGATTAAAGGTCGTTAAGTTGAACTTTTAAAAAATATCTTTTATAATTAGTGTTCCATTAGGGACACTTTTTTTTTATGTCAACACAGTCACACATCGATAAGGTAGAATTGAGGGCGAATTTACTTTCGTATCCATCTCATGTCGGGTCACCAAAAATAGAATCAATCGATTTATCATCATTTAAAAGAAATGGGACTGATAAAGCGAACAAAATTTATGACACGAAATATAAAGAATTAATGCGAGACGCAGAGAACCTTTATAATTCATTTATTATTAACCAAGAGGTCTATGAGTCATCTTATCGTTTTGAACCCGTTATTGGTCAAATTTACCACCTATATGAGAATATTAAAGGTGGAAAGTTCTTATCATTAATAGAACCGAACTCATGGAAACAAAAACACATCTATTCAGTTACTTTAAATTCCGATATGATATGGATAAAGATAGAGTAAAACGACTGTGTAAAACGATATTAGAAACATCATATAGTGGGGTGACCATAACCGAGTTTGATATGACTCCAACATTTAAATATGATGATGAATTATTTAAATGGGTCCCTAATTCGTTCACTTTATTTATTCAAGTAAAAACATCAGAGTTCCCAAAAAATATACAATCAACATTAGAAGCGTATATAGGACTTGAATGTTGTGTAGATTTTCTTTAAATAGTTTAATTTTATTCTTATTTTTTGTAACATTTTATTAATAATTATGTATTTATTGTAAAATAGTTAAAAATATGCCTCAGGAATCAGTTTGGACAGTTATAATCACAGCATTAACCGTATTAGGTTCTGCAAGTGCTTGGAGATATTACGAAAAAAGAGCAGTAAGAAAAGAAAAAGATGAAGATTTTGTTCGTCATGATTGTAGAGATAGGATTGGTAAATTAGAAGTTTTACTACAGGAAAGTAGTAAAGAAAAAGACTCAATGAGAGACACTATTTTAAAATTAACCGAATCTGTGGCTCAATTAGCGATTAAAGTTGAATTTTTACAAAAAGAGAATAATGAACTTCATGAATCATTAAAATTGGCGAGGATTCATTAAACATCGAATCTGGTATAAGTTAATATTTTAGATTCCGGAAAAAAATATACCATAGAATCTTGGATTAGGACATGTGCTAGTGCGTCATTCATAACGTCTTCATTAATCGAATCCCCTAAAATAATAACTACCTCTAACATAATAGAATTATCTTTCACACCGGTATTCATCGAGTGAACTTTAATTCTTGCTTTGTCACCATAGAACTCTTGTACCGCGTCTCCACGGAAATCATTGATGTAACTTTCGATTAAGCGAAAGAATCTGCGTTTCTTATCTATCATAATAAGAAATATAATAAAAAAAAAATGTTATCTCACCCCTTGAATTTTTTTTTTAAGTAATTCTTTGAACTCTATTTTTAAATTCGATAGTTTTTCTCTCAATACCTAATGAATTTGACATTTCAGTCATAGAATTATAAAATATCCCCATATATGTATCACATACTAACGTACCATTACTTTGTCTTAATTTACGTAAAGTTTCTTTAGTGTGCACTCTTTTTTTACCGTATTGCGGGTTATTTTTACCTTTACCTACATAAAAAATTTTATCATTGTCCTATCTTTTATGTACATAGACATAAAAGTTACCTACGTCTTCCTTGACCTGCATAACGCTTTTTGTAATTTTTACTTGACTTTATATTAGATGATTTTTTTGAATGAACACCCGGACGACTAACTTTTGAAGTGGTTAATTTAACAGATGAATTTGAACTTGTATTTGATTTTGCCATGTTATGATTTTTCAAATAAATAGTAGTTTTTTTGATATTTATAATTAAGTAAATTACCAAATACTATGAAAAAATTTTTTAGAGAGTTATTCAATGACGATAACTCAATCAATGAGAAAAGTGTTGTTGGCTTTTTAGCTTTCATCATGATGATAGCTTTCGCAGTTGCGGATATTATCACAGGTTATTTAGGTCAAAACCTAATGATAAACGAGTTCATTTTCAACGCCTTTACATGGTTAGTTTTAGGGTCATTTGGTATCGGTTCGGTAGACAAATGGATTAATAAAAACAAAAGTAAAGAAACTGAAGAGTAAATTAACTACCCCTCCTAAACGAGGGGTTTTTTATTTAATAAAATTTTTTATATATTTGCGTCATGGCAATAGAAGTTATAAAAAACACAAAAAGACAAATAGTCTACGAAGACGAGGAAACAACAACCATTTGGAAGTACGATTCATCTATATCAACATTTGGTCCCATAGAGGTCGAAATTAGATATAAAAAGGGGTATGAATGGTCTGACCCGTCAAAGAAAAAAACATTAGGGGAATTAACTAAAGAAACGAAAAAAATAACAAGGAAATCAAAGGTTTCTTAATTGTTTGTCTATAAGAAATTTTAGACTAACAAGAGTATCTTTATCTAATTTAGGGATAAGTTTTTCGGTATTCTCCAATAATTTTCGTGGGTTACGAGATTCTTGTACATTTTTTGGAGCTTCTTTAACCTCATCAACTTCCCAATCATTCATTTCCCAATTATCATATTCGGTATTTTTTAGAACACCGGAATAAACATCCCAATTACCATCGTTTCTTTGCATATTTAAAGAATCTATCACCCAATCTTTATCGTAAGATGAGAAACGAGTTTCATAATATTCGATAAATGTACAGCTACCTTGGGTGGTATATTCAACTAAATAATCTTTAGGTTGTGGGATTATAAGATGTTCTATCATCGACTTATCATCATTAGATATTCGAGAAAGTAAACCACTATTAATTTCTAAAAACTTAATAAAAAACTGAACATCCTCTTCGACCACTGATTCGTTAAAATACGAGGATACTTGTTTAAGTATATCTTCATTATCATCATATATGTCCTGATAATTATGAGTGATATCATCCCATTCAAATCCGTCTTCAATAAGTTTATTAGCGATAAAAACTAATTGTTTTTTTGGGAATCTCGAAAAGTTACTTTGGTTTGCCATATTAATAAATATAACAAAAGGTGGTTATTCACCACCTTTAATTCTACTTTTTTGATTTTTTAAGTAATCAACTAATCCTTGTAATTTATCGGCATCATCCGGATTAAATATGAATTCATCGAACGCCCCGTAATTACATTGCCTACCAAATATGTATTGAACACCATATTTAACTCGTTCCCAAAATGGTCGTTTCTTTAGATGTATGTGAAAATAGCACATAGGATATGTTACACCATTGTCTAATTCGTCTTCTTCATATAGTATAATTAATTGATGGTCAGTTGAATGACAACTACAAATTAGTAAATCTTTTTTGTTTTTCATTTTGTTTGGTATTTATTGTTATGAGAAATATAATAAAAATAAATGAGAATGATTTAAACCTTATTATTAAAAAGGTAATAAAAGAACAATATGAGTATAATCCTGATAGATTATATCGAAAAAGTTCGATTGTTTCGAGATTAAGACAGGAACCAAAATATCTTCAAAAATACATCAAAGACCTCCCTAATTTAAGTAAGGAAGGTTCTGATGAAATATTTACCAAAATACCTCAGATTGTTTGGCAAGTTTTATTTAGTCGATACTAGGAAATTCAACTTCATTAGTATCAGGATTCCAATCGATGGTCATTGGTTTTTGAGTATAAGTATATCTTTCATTTAAAACCGCAGTATTGAAGTGGTGAGTATCTCCTTTTCTAACATAACCATAACCTGTATGAATATGACCACAAAGATGAATTTTAGGGGTTATAATTCGTAATCTCTCAACTAATAATTCACAACCCAAATTATCGTGTCTTCTACCTTCAACGGTATCTAATATTCCAAACGCAGGTCCGTGAGTTAATAGGATATCAGTGTCATCAGGGATTCCTTCCCATTTACCCGATAATTCAATTCCATTTTTAGGTAAGTTAAATGCCCATCCATGAAATTCTGGTTGGTAAGGACTACCATAGATTTTTACTTCTCTTTCATCCCCAATTTTAACTTTAACTTCACTATCTTGAAGATAAGTAATTCCACTGTAGAAATCCAAAATTTCTTTCACCTTATCAGCATTGTCTTGGAATCCCCAATCGTGGTTTCCAGCAATGAAAATCTTGTGAGTATAACCTTCGATGTTGTTGAACCACTTACAGAACTCTCTGATTTCATGTTCGTATCCCATAGATGATATATCACCACTATGAAGTAGTAAATCTCCACCAGGTAAATCTCCGGTTATTTGTTTGTGCTTATTATGCGTATCAGAGATTAGCGAAATCTTCATAATTTTTTATTTTTTTTTTTAAATTTAATCCCACCATTTTTCAATTTCCGACTCCATTATTTTGAATAACAATTTTCTTGCTCTATCGTGATTTATGTGTCCAATATTCATTGCAATTATTTGTTTATCTTCCTCACGACCGTCTCTACCAAAAACACCTTCACCATTTATTACTCTTTTGTATATAAGTGGGTATTTTTTGAAATAATCATCAAAATTTTCTTCTAATAATCGTGATTCCCAAGATGATAATGTTGGTTTATCCGGTACAGGTTCAAACCAATGTTTTGTTTTATGATAATCGGTGTATTCAGTTGAATAAAATTCCTCCTGTATCAATTCCATTAATTTGACGCACAATCTCATTCTTTTAGCATCTAATTGTGCTCGAGTATGTCTATCATTACCACCAATATAATCCGCTTGAGCTGAGATTTTATGTTTCATTACCTCAAAGATGTAGTGAGAATCCCAATGACGGTCTTTCCAAATTATAGGTAACCAATACCAAACACTTTTAACTCCTCTTTTGAAAGTTGTGTGTAAGTACTTACCATCATTATACCACCATGATGGAATGTATTGTAGTTTTCTAATAATCCAAGGTCTCTTGGCTCTTTCATCCGCCCATTCGTCAAATATGTCTTTTTCCGGTTCCATTTTTAATATTTTTTACAAAGATAGTAAAAAAATAAGACCCAACAAAATAAATCATCGGGTCTTTTGGAAAAAAAATATATGAGAACACTCCAAAGAGCGGTGTGTAATAAATAAATACATTAAATTTTAAAAAAAGTTCAGTTCTTTACTACGGAAACCAAATTTTTTTTAAATGTGATAGAAATTCTTTTTTGGTGATAATTACTCCAAAAATTATTTCTCAATCGTCTTAAGAATCGATTTTCAAGACCAACGATATCAGAAGAAAAATATTTATTATCCCAAAGATTAAAACATTTTTCAGTGCATTCTAAATGTTCCTTCGTTTTAGAAGAATTTAAAATTCTAACAACCCATTTATAGTCGTTGAGTGCTGATGTTAAATTAGTTGAAATCCCCATTTTATTTTTTTTGTAAAGATAAGTATTCTTTTTATAAAAAAATTAACTTTATTAAAAATCTTTATTTAATCCAACACACAACGGGTTAAACATACTTAAACACATATCCGTGAGTTTGATTTCGTTTACCTTTAGCCACTAAACAAGCCTTACTATTTGATTTGTGAAACCCTAAAATTCTACACGCTTCTGAAATAGAGTGAAATCTCCCAACATACTCATTATTATTGAAGTTGTAAACATCTGTGGATTTTGCCTGTCCTGATTTAATTGTTCTTAATGATTGTTTATGTTTTTCTTCCTCAGACCTTTTTTGGCCTGTTAAAGATTTACTTCTTTTTAATATGGTTTCTTTTGATGGTGATTTACCAAAATTGGGGTTTTTATCCCCTAATTTGGATTGTCTCATTTTTTCTTTAGTGTTTTCAGACATAACACAATTCCATATACCATCACCACCATCCGTCATATTACATAAACACCCAGTGTTTAAATCTTTCCTACCATATAATTTAATAAATTCTTTTTCTTTTTCAGACGCTTGATTTTTAGTTAAACCTTCAAATAAAATCTCAATTTCAATATCGGTTTTATTAGATATTTTTCTCCAAATTTCATTACGTCTGTTAGGTTTGGTTTGATATGCTCTTGCGTGATTTTTTTTATTACCTATACCGATATAAAAAAGCTCAGTTTTGTCCAATCTAATGTGTCTATAAACATACCAATTATTTTCCATCATACTTTTTTATTTCGTTAAGTATTAATTTTTCAACCCAATCATTTAATTTAATAGAATTATTATTACAATATTCCTTTAATTTTTGGTGGGTTTCTTTACTAATTATTAAAGTTTTTCTTTCCATATTAATAAATATTATGGAAATGTAAAAAAGTATAAAAAAGTATAAAAAAATTATGATAATAACTTAAAATATTCTACAAAGTGCTTATATCGGTCCTCAATTCCATTCAACCCGCCATTTACACATTTAGTCACACTTTCAACAACGGCTCTTGACGAACCACTATCACATTTAGGTAAACATCTTGTAAAGAACCAAGATGCTGATAATATTGGGTACTTAGTAGCGACTAAATCAGGGTTAGAAACCAAATCTTCATTAATTGCCTTTCCAAACGCAATATAATTTTCTTTTCCTGTCAACTGGATACCACCGCGGCCACGAAATTTGAACCCTTCTTTTGTTGATTCATCACCATTACCCATTCTTCCACCATATACTTTTGATGCAATTTTTTCAGGGTTTCTTGAATAAGATTCTGATAAATTACCAGGGAAATATTTAGGGAATATTTTTTTAAGACCATCCGCAGAATAATTTAAATTTTCTTGGAATACTTTGAACCCCCCCGATTCGTGACCACACTGAGAAAGGAAATGAGACAACCTTAATGGTGTGTTAATTTTGAATTTTTCAATAACTTCAGGAATCTGTGCAATTATTGATTCAGGAATATGTCCTTTTAATTTTTCTAAATTGATTGACCCCCCTGTCGGGATAACTACATCTTCTTTAATCACAGAATTAAACATTTTTTTCCAAGTTCCTTCACCAACAATTCCGTCAGAAGTTAATCCATTTTTAGTTTGCCATTCTTTAACCAATTTTTTAGTACCGGGACCAAAAGACCCATCAACTGTTGTACCCAATTTTAATTGAAGTTTTTTCACTTCTTCTCCGGTTGACCCAATTTTTAATGTCATAATAATTTACTTTTATAACTATAAATATATTATCAGGGTGATTATTAGTTTTTAATGATGCGCGATTATTAGTTTTTATGGGGGTATTTATTATAAAATAGAATGTATGAATAATTTAAGAGAATTAATAAAAGAGACTTTGGAGTCTCATTTAGACAAAACTTTGGTTTTGAAAGAAGATGTGGTGATTTCCGAATCATTATCCTATCATATTACTGAAAAAATATCATTAACTGACAATGTCTTTAGGGCTTATTCTCAAAAATATTTTGATTTGGTTAATGAGGTTAGAAATTTATGGAATGAAGGTAAAATAGACCTTAATGAGGAAGATAAAATGATGGTTGAATCTGATTTAGGGGTTAAAGTTAAAATAGGTAAAGAATATGTTTATTTGGACGCCCCTTATATCTATGAAACTGAGACTGAAGAGGATATTTTAAAAGAGGCAATACATAGAGGAAAAAAGGTTGAACTAAATAAACCTAAAAGAACTCCCGGAGGCCCTAAGAAATTTGCGGTTTATGTTAAAACACCTGGTGGTGGTATTAAAAAAGTTACCTTTGGTGACCCTAATTTAAAAGTCAAAAACAGTAATAAAGTGGCGGCAAAATCATTCCGGGCTCGTCATAAATGTGACCAAAAGAAAGATAGAACAACTGCTGGATATTGGAGTTGCTCAATCGGAAGGTATGCAAAACAATTAGGTCTTTCATCTTCAAATTCTTGGTAATGGATTTACCATTTCAACAATACATTAAATCAGGAAAAATGATTAGAGTATTCACACCTGATATTGAATCTGATGAATTAAAATGGCATCAAGACCTTAAAGACCGAAAAGTTACAGTGGTTGAAGACGGTGGGTGGTCATTCCAAATGGAGAATTTTTTACCAATCAAATTATCTGAAACTAAAGAATTTAACATACCAAAATTTACTTGGCACAGAGTAATTAAAGGGGAAGGGACTTTAATAGTCGAAATAGAAGAATAAATATAAAATAAAAATACCCCAAACGGGGTATTTTTATTTTATATTTCACCGGCCTGACAATCTTCATTATTATCAATATATGGTTCGGCGGATATATTACCTCGAGTAGATACTCCCAACTCAAATGATTCTCCAAGTCTATCGATTCCACCATAAAGATTTCTAAGAGATACTTCTGCATTTTCTCCCAAAATTGCAACTTCGGTTCTAAGTTGTTCCTCAAGTTGTTCTCTTGTTCTTACCGTTCTGGGTCTTAATTGAATAACTTGTCTCTCTATTATCTCAGGTTCGTTCATTTCAATCTCCATTGTCTGCATTGGTATTTCTTCTACCATATTATCCTCATTGCCCTCCATCGATATTTCCCCAAGAACTTGAGATTTTTTATACCTAATCCTACTACATTCAATTTCAACTTGTATTTGAATTTTAACTGAACATAAATTTTTATTAGTTTTATCCGATTTTAAAATCTTTTTAACAATCGGAAACATATAGTCCTCAATTTCTAATTCTAAAAAATCAACTCTACTATCGGCAGCGTTCCAAAAACTTAATTCTTTTTCATTATCAAGAGATTTAAATAATGCAAATTTTAATCCCGTAACTTTGTTAATAAAATAAACTAAAATACCTCTATTCCAATATCGTTCAAAATATTGTTTATCATTTTGATAAGTGGTACACCATTTAGTTGCGGCTCCGTATTTTGATGACGCACCGAATGTTAATGGTCTTAATGCTAACCAAACATCATCTTCATACTCCTTAATTATTTGGGATTTCATCATCTTTTCATCCTCTTTTAACGACGCCAACCCTACTGCCGACCTAATTTCATCGAATGTTTGATATGTTGTAATATCGTTATTTTTAATTAAACCTCTTTCATTATATTTACGGAATGAAATTACATCACGAATATCTTCATTGTTGAAAACATCGGTATAAAAATAATATGAATATATTTCATTATCTGACATGTTACCACAATCAAATCCTAAATTTTCCATTCTTTCTATAATATGCTCTATTTCAGATTTATAGTCCATTTTACCCCATAGTTTATCCGGTTGAAACCTATGAGAGAATAATTTACAAAGTAATGGTAAATATTTATTTGTTTTTGTATTATCCATTTTTAAAAACACGTCAATTATTGAAATGTTTAATTCAGGATATTGGTTTTTAATTTCTGTGATTTTTGACATAAGTTATTTTTTTTTTTTAATAATAATTTTTTTATTCCATCGAATCAAATAATGAATTAAATTTTAACGTTTTAATTTTTTTCGTGTGATTAAATATAGTATATTTGTACGAAAGAACCAAACTCATTTACCAAGTATTTATAAATTATGGAAGAATTAGAATTACCAATAGAACGACTTAATAAATTTTTATCTCAACATGATTTTATAGTTGAAGACCCTATGGGGGATTATTTGCCATCTGATGTATTTGCCAATGTTAAAGTTCAAATTACGGGAACTAAAAAAATGATAAGAATGGGGGATGAAATGATATATGTCACTTACACTTTATTCATTAAGGGTTCTAATCCTATGATGGACGCTCTTACCAATATGTTAATGGACGGTAAAAAAGAAAAAGTAGTGGGTAATGGGGACTTAACTTTTTATATCTTAACTAACAGAGTTACGGTACAATTACAAAAATTTTTACAGTATTGGGGGTTAAATAATCCTGCTATGTGTACCAAAGTGGTAAATGAAACAAGTAAAAACATAAACGAAAGTTTAATTATGGAAAAAAAATATGATAATATTGTTAGGAGAATAGTTAATGATATTATTTCATTATACAAAACAAAATCATTTGGGGAATACCAATTACCTGATGATTTGAGAGAAACGGAACCATATTATAATCACCCGCAATTAGGTATTGAATTTAGTTTAAATTTATCTATTAAACAAAGTGATGATGTTAAAACTTTTGAAGTTGATGGTGATTTATATTACAAAGATAATCTGATAGATATTGAAATTATAGTAAATCCTAATTCAGGTAATGAGATTATTAATGAACTGGTTAGTGAATTGAATGAAGTTGTTAGACACGAAATTGAACATATTTTACAATACGATAGTGGAAGAAGAACAGTTAAAGAACAATCTAACCCATTTAAATATTATACACACAAATATGAAATAGGGGCTCAAAGAGCCGGATTTGAAAAAAGAGCAAGGCAAGAAAAAAATAGTATGGAAACCTTGGTTCGAAATTGGTTTAAAAAATATCCTCATAAACATAATTTAACACCATTACAAGAAGAAAAAGTGATTCAAAAAATACTTTCTGAAAAATAAGTTATTTGAGTTTTTTTAGTATTTTTCTGATTGTGACAGTCAAAGCTTGACCACTTAATCCAATAACTCCAGATGCTAATAGTCGTTCAACTATTTGTAATGAACTTTGTCTTAAATTTGTTGAAGATTCAGCAATTGCCGTAATATCAAAAATAATTGGGATTAAAAAACTATAAGCCGCTACTTCCATAAGTGACCCTATTGTTATGTTAATAGAACTTAAAAACCCTACAAACGCCGATTTTAATTCATGGCCCTTCGATAAAATTTGTTCAAATTGAGGTAAAACTCCTTCTTCTTTTATTTTTTCAATCAATTTACTAACACCTCTTTTATTTTCAAAAAAGAGCATTGATGCCACCGCAGCAAGGATTAAAATCCCCTGTTCCTCGGTTAAATTAAAATTACCGGTTTTAATAAATTCGTCTAATGGTGCGATAAGACCACCAACCGAAGTTCCCCAAGTTAATAACATCCTAAGGTTTATTCCATAAATTGCTTTGACACGATTAACTAAGTTTTCAGTGAAAGAATATAGTTCTTTCATGTCGTTAGTCATTTTAGATTTGTCTTGTTCTGTTAAAATTGTCTTTAACTGTGCTTCTGTGATTAAAAATTCCATAATAATAAATATATTGATTATATTTATAAATATGAAAGGACCATTAAATACGCCATTAAAAGCCGGTGATGAAATAGTATGTTTCCATATGGAACATGAAACAAGTGTTCCTCCGGGAACAAAAGGGGTTGTAACTAAAGTTCAAAAAGACCCATTTGAATCAGATGATGATGCGTTAATTATTAGTGTTAATTGGGAAAACGGAAGTAAGTTATCGTTGGTTAGTGCAACTGATGCTTGGAAAAAAATACAAGAAAAACAACTTGATGAACAAACCGGAAGTAATGAATATGATTTTTTCAGTAAAAATCCTGAGATTTTTGAAAATTTTAATTGGAAATTTTTGAGGGAATATCTTAAGAAAGTCCAAAAGTCCGGTGCTGTGAATATGTTTCAAGCCGGCCCATTCTTATATTCGGGTAAAGAATGGATTGACCGATATTATGGTGAAAATAATGAAGACAATGAAAATTTCCAAGAAATGTTAGATAGTGCTGAAGAAGCTAAAGACATAATGGTTCGAGGAACCATAAAATGGATGGAATCGAAAGGTATGGAAATTGAATTAGACACTGTTAATAGGGTTATTCGTAAATTATCTACAAAAATAGTCGAATTATATATGAAGTTTTATTAAAAACTCACTCCTTCAATTTTGTATATAACATCACCATCTAACGATTCCGCTTCAAATCTTACTTCATTTAGATAGGTGAGTTCTAATTGAGTACTCGCGATTAATAATTCCGCAACTTGGTCCCAAGTTATTAGGTCTTTCATCCATAAAGTGTGGAGAGACCTCATCATTTCAAATTCTGTTGATTCTTTCATTCTATTGTTTATCTATCTTTACCTTCTAATATGGCATCAATGTTAATTTTTCCTTCAGTGTCTATGAATTGTTCTAAAAAATCAAGTTTAACTTGTTTGTTTAGTTCTAATAAATTCATTTCATCCAACTCTGTTGTTGTGAATTTTTCGTTTGTTAATTCACACAGGTAAGAATGATGAATTACATCATATGTTTTACCTTTATAATCCAATGTGGATGGTTCCGACATTAGTTTCATTTCTTTTCCGGTTAATGGACTTTTCATGATTAATTTAAAATCCAATTAATTAATGAATTCATTTGATGTTGTTCATTTTCGTTTTGGATATGTTCTTGAATATTTTCAATAGTTACATCATCATATTTATCAGGATTTCTAACTTTATCCATTAATAATTCAGTATGTTCCAACATTTCTTCGTACTTCTCTTTAATTTCTTTTTCTATTCTCATAATAATATTTCAATTGTTATACCTGCGGAACCTAATGATAGGTTATAGGTATTAAATCTGTTGTCATTTAACCATCCATACTTTTCGAAGTTAAAGATGATAATATCTTTTCCTTCGTATTGAGCATGGACGGCATTTGTTTGATAATCTATTGATGGTTGGGATACGAATCCATTTCTAACAGGGTTTATGAAATCTTTTTCTAATTCTTGTGTTGAAATATGTATTAACATTTTTAATTACTTATATCATTTATTCCAACCAAATCCAAGTTGGGAAGTTTTTATTTCTTATTCTATCTCTAACACTACTATCAGGCATATTAAAAAATTTTGAAGCTTCGACCGCCGAATTAAAAACTAACCCATCAATATTACATTTTTTGGAAGATGGTTTGGAGTGTCCTACTTTTTTCAAACTCTCTTTAATTTTGTTTCTATGTTCTTCAGAATTAACTTTACCTTTTCGTCCTGATGGTTTCCCTTTACGGGTTAAAGACATTTTCTTTTTAGTTTCTTCAGAATGTTTATTTTTTGAACTACTAACACTTAATTTATCTTTTGTTTCATCTGTGTGAGTTTTACCAAAAAATGGATTTTTATCACCACCATATTTACCAATCCGACTATTACTTATTTTTTGTTTGGTCTCATCTGTTAGTTTTATCCCATATCTTGGATTATTTTTACCACTAATACTTTCAGAGTATTCTTTTCTAATAATTTCATATAATTTACCCGATACTTGATATCTTTCCTGATAATCTCTATTAACATTAGACATATTCCACAACGCCATTCTTAATTTTCGGTTTTTAGGAT